TCCGCTGCGGCTTGTGTGCTGCATTACATTAAAGAGGACCGTCTCAAAGTCTGAGGGGTGGCTGCTTACGGTTTGCAGGATCCGGTTGCGGTATTTCTTGCGGATCCGGTATTTTCTGCCATGCTCAGCGAAGTGGATCCACTTGCGCGGTATATAAGAAGGGTAGTAGTCTTTTCTTTTCATGTGTTGGTCTCCTATACCGCAGCCTGCTGACTCATTGCTGAGTAGAAAACTGTCGGCTCAATTCCGAGAACATTGCAAAGAGCAATAAGCTCGGACGCTGAAATAACTGCGTTCTGGTTGAATATTCTCATTAAGCGCTGGTACTCGATACCGGTCTTTTTTGATACGTTTCTGTAAGTGATACCCGTTTCGTTGATTTTGTCTTTCAGATACTTGGCAATGTATTCGTTCATGTTCTCACCTCCTTGGTTGAATATTTCAACCTTGAGCTTATTATACGGTTGAATTATTCGATTGTCAACACTTTTTGATTGAAATATTCAACTTTTTAATTGACCGGCGACTATTTCCATGTTATATTGGTATAGGAAGGAAGGAGGTGAACAGGACATGGCGAGCAAAGAGCTCGGGGGTAAATTGAGAGAATTACGAGACAGCAAGGGTTTTACCCAGCAGCAAGTCGCCGACGAGCTGGGCCTAAAGAATAAAAGCACTTTAGGTTCTTGGGAGATAGGAAAGTCGGAGCCGGACGCTTTTACATTTTTGAAATTGTGCAAGCTGTACGGCGTTGATAATATTCTCGGAGTATTTGGCGACGAAACGCCCACACCTAAAAAGACCGACATACATTTGACCGATCAGGAGCGCGAGATCATACTGAGGTATAGAAAGAGCGACACGATCGACAAGCAAATCGTATTAAGGGCTTTAGGTATGGACGAAAAAGGGGACAACGAAAAAATGGCATAAATTACCACAAGAAACGCCCCCGAACTTCCCGAGAGGGAAATGTTATAAAACTTGATTTTACATAACCGACGCGGCCGGCCCAGAACTCCGGCCGATGATCGGTTACAATAAAAGCGAAGGAGGTCCTTATATATGGGAATGAGATTTAGAAAGAGTAAAAAGATCGCGCCGGGTGTTCGCCTGAACCTGAGCGCAAAGAGCGCAAGCATATCAATCGGCCCGAAGGGTTTCAAGAAAACATTCAGCACCAGCGGCCGGGTGACAACAACGGTAGGGATCCCGGGTACCGGGCTTTCCTACTCAACAAGTACGAAAATGGGCCAGACTGCTGCCGGATCCACCTCTCAGGAGGCGCCTGCTGCCGCTGTGGTGGCCTCAAATAAAAACAAGTGGGTAACTCTTGCCCTCTGCGTGTTCCTCGGCTTCTTTGGGGCTCACCGCTTCTATGTTGGCAAGGTCGGCACCGGTGTCCTTTATATTTTCACCGTCGGTGGTCTGGGCTTCGGCTGGATCATTGACATGGTTATGATCTGTTGCAACAAATTCACCGATAGCACCGGTGCGGTGGTCGGCCTGAAGGTTGCCGAGTATACCAGACAGCCGGATCCCGATCTTGCAGAGGCTTCTCTGGAGGAGCAGCGGGAGGCAGCGGCCGAGACTGCCAGAGCTTACGGCTATACCGTAATAGAGTCAGGCGCTCAGGATAATGCCGACAAGTAA